AAGTAACCTTCATGCGTGATGCAAAGCGACTTGCTGCAATAAGAAGGTTGCCATGCGTTATGTGTGGTAGAACGCCAGTAGACGCAGCTCATAGCAATCAAGGAATTCATAACAAGGGCATGGGGTTGAAGGCTTGTGACTCTAAAACAATTCCACTTTGTAGGAATCATCATCAAGAGTTCGACCAGTTTCAAAAGATGAATAGATCAGAGTCGGTTGAATGGTTTGGCAAGATGCTAGAAAAGACCGAATTAATGTTAAAAATAGATACAAATTCAGATGTTTTCTAATTAAATCATGTGGTTATGGTATAATTTAACTCTATAAATCAATGGTAAATTCTAATGAAAATTAGCCTAGAAATTGATGTGCCAGAGTTTGATTGGATTGATACTCCAACACTATATAGAACGCCAATTGGTGAGTTTAGTGACATACAAGAAGTTAAAGAAATTGGTCGTTTAATTGAATATCTGCAACGCCTTGATGAGATTGAATGGATTATTAACTCTAACCATCAGCATGTTCGACATCCGTTTTGTCGTGAGTTAATACGGGATCGACTGCGCTTCATTCCAGAGAATCAAATTTACTGGTTTGGTGAAAAATTAAGTTATTTCCTTCAGGATTTTGAAAAGAGAACAGGTCGCAAGTTCGAAGAATATGAATACACATATCAAGTTCTTTCAAATGGCAAAAAGATTCAATTCAAAACCTTCTCAATGATGTTTGATACTGAGGAAGAAGCTTTAAGGCATATAGCAAAGATCTACACGTCTAGAAGTGATTTTAAGTTTGCTAAGGTTTAAGCCACCCTCGGGTGATTTTTTATTTCGAGGTCAAAATGGAATTCCGACAAGTTGTTAAGAACCATTGCGACATCTCACCAGTTACTAACTTTCTTAATGTGAATCATGCAAAGGCAGCGAGTGAAGGGAAGCCTTTGGTTGTTACTATCACATGTAAGCAAGAAAGCCTTTCAGCAGCACAACGAAGATTATATTGGCTCTGGATGACTGAATACGGAAACTATAGAGGTCTGGATAAAGAAGAGGCCTCATCATTCTTTAAATACAAATATCTTTCAGTAATTTATAACCGTGACAATGTTGGTGAATATCCTGAAACCTTCAGGACTATGAAGGAACTCAAAAAGACGGGTGCAAGCCAATATGAGGCTTTGCGGCAGTTTGTTGCTAATAGGATTAGCATCACAGAAGCAACAACAAAACAGATGAAAGAGTTCTTAAATGATATCGAAATCTTTTGTCTAAAGGATGGTGTGAAGCTCACATGTCCAGATGATTTGAAGTATTTGAGAGAACAGTAAGGGGTGCGTATGAAAAACAAAATAAAAGTAGAGTTTAAGCACTACGGTTGGTTTTTTGTTTGCCCCATGATTTATGGCCGTGATGAGTTTGGTTGTCCGTATCGGGTGGGCAGATATGGGTTTAACTGGTTGTTTATTTTGCTTGAACGTATTTACATTATATTCATAAATACTATTGGTATTTTCAATAGAAATTACACTCCAGCATATAGGCACATTGCTACCGGTGAACTAAAAAAACCTTTCTATAAATATATTGAGATTGAGGAATAATTCATGGCGAACCTAACGCCTAAACAGCAAAGGTTTGTCGAAGAATATCTGATAGACCTGAATGCAACCCAAGCAGCAATTCGAGCGGGTTATAGCGAAAAGACTGCTAATGAGATTGGTGCTGAAAACCTAGCAAAACCTAGTATCGCAAAAGCTATCCAAGACGCACTAAAAGAGCGTTCTGAGCGCGTCCAGATTGATGCTGATTATGTCTTAAAGCGCCTAGTCGAAATTGACCAGATGGATGTATTAGACATCATGGACGATGATGGCAATGTTAAGCCGTTGCGCGATTGGCCTAAGATTTGGCGTCAATACATATCAAACATCGAAACAATCAGTATGGATGATGGCGAAGGTTGGCTTAAAAAGATCAAGTGGCCTGATAAGGTTAAGAATCTTGAGTTATTGGGTAAGCACATCTCTGTAGGTGCATTTAAAGACAAGGTGGAGCATTCGGGCAAATTGGAAATTGAGTCACTTTCAAGCTTGATGGATGAATTAAGCAAAGAGGATTAATGAGGAGGGCGTATGCTTAAACCTGAGCATAGAGCAAAACTTATTGATCAGCACTGGCGCTTAAATAATCTTTACTACATTACCAATAAAGAAGGAAAGCAAGTTAAGTTCAAGATGACACTTGAACAGCTTGAATACTTTGAAAATGAGTGGACACGTAACATCATCTTAAAGGCACGCCAGTTAGGTTTTACTACTGAGATGTGCATGATTCAGTTAGATGCTGCATTGTTCATGTCTGATAAGTGTGCTTTGATTGCCCATACATTACATGATGCTAAGCGTCTGTTCCGTGAAAAGGTTAAGTACGCTTACGATCGCTTGCCACACCTTATCAAAGCAGCCAATCCTTTAGAGATTCAAACTAAAGATGAGCTTGTTTTTAGCAAAGGTGGCTCAATTACCGTTTCAACTTCATTTCGTGGTGGAACATTAGACCGATTACATGTGTCTGAGTTCGGTAAGATTTGTGCGAAGTTTCCAGATAAGGCCCGTGAGATTGTTACAGGTGCATTTGAGGCAGTTAGCCTTAAAGGTCGCATCACACTTGAAAGTACGGCTGAAGGTAAAAGTGGTTACTTCTATGAATTCTGCCAATTAGCTGAAAAGTTATTACTACTCAACAAAAAACTAAGTCCACTTGATTGGAAATTCTTTTTCTTCTCCTGGTGGAAGAATGCTGATTATGAAATTGAACCAACTGAAGAACTCCCACAGCGCCTAGTTCAATACTTTGAAGAACTGGAAGTTAAGTACAAGATTAAAACAACGCCAAAGCAAAGGGCTTGGTATCACTCAAAAGAGAAAACTCTTGGCGAGGATATGAAGCGGGAATATCCAAGTATTCCTAGTGAAGCTTTTGCTCAGTCTGTTGAAGGTGCTTACTACAAGAACCAATTTAAATTCTTGTATGCCAATAAACGCATTGGTTCATTGCCATCAAATGATCATTTGCCTGTCATGACATTTTGGGACTTAGGTGTCTCAGACTCTATGGTGATCTGGTTTATTCGGAAGCTATCAGATACTTGTTATCAAGTTATCGACTACTACGAAAACTCAGGCGAAGGTATGCGGCACTATTTCAAAGTGCTTAAAGAAAAAGGCTACAAGTACAGCGAGCATTATGCTCCGCACGACATTAAAAACCGCTCTCTTATGAATGATGGGAAGTCTCGTTTAGACATAGCCAAAGAGGGCTATGTGCTTGATGACGGGGAGAAGTACTCAGTCAATTTCGAGGTGGTGCCAAATATAACGGTGATGGATGGTATTGAGCAGGTTCGTGAGATTTTGCCTCTATGTGAATTTGATGAGTACAAATGTGCAGAAGGCATCACTCATCTTGAGAACTACCGAAAAGAGTGGAATGACAAGCTTGGATGTTGGAAAGACAACCCACTTCATGACATTCACTCACACGGTGCTGATGGTTTCCGTATGTTTGCTGTGGCTATGGGTAAGAAACAATATGTAACTTCATTAAAACTAGGATTTGCAAGATGACAGACGTTACTACTAAGCATCCTGATTACTTAAAAAACGTTGATCTATGGAGCAAGGTAGAAGACGTTTGTGAGGGTCAGCATAAAGTTAAGGCTGCTAAAGAAAAGTACTTGCCGAGACACAATAAGCAAGACAATACGCCAGAGGCTATGGCTGCATATGATTCATATTTGGAACATGCAGTATTTTATGGGGTCACTGGTAAGACATTGGGGAGTCTTATTGGTGGCGCTTTTTCGCGCTTGCCGAACTTTCAAAGACCCGATGATCTTGAATATCTTGAACGAAATGCAAATGGTCAGGGAGTGGGAGTTTATCAGATAGCACAGGCATCCTTACGTCATGTATTAAAGACATATCGATGCGCTTTATATGTGGATTACCCAAGTGTAACCCCATCAAAAGTTAGAGCTGAAGACTATAGTAAACAAGCTTTTCCAATGATTCATGTACTTCCTGCTAAGTCTGTGATCAATTGGGATACGATTATTATAGGTAATCAGCAAAAACTCTCACTTGTAGTAATTCATGAGGAAGTTTCAAGTAGAGCACAGGGTGGTTTTAAGTTTGAGAAAAAAGATCAGTTCCGAGTGCTTCGCTTGGAGGAAATAGATGGTCGATTTGTCTTTACTATCCAAGTGTACAGGCAGAACTCTGATGGAGCTCTAACTGAAGAACCAAAAACTATTCCAACGGATTACAACGGCAAGCAATGGGATTATATTCCATTCACTTTTGTTGGAGCTATTGATAATACGCCCGCAATTGAAAGCGCACCACTGCTTGAGTTGGCAGATTTGAATTTGGCTCATTATATTGACAGTGCTGACTTTCAAGAGTCGGTTTATTTTGTTGGGCAGCCTCAATTCTTTATGGAAAATGTTGATACAACTATGTATGAAATCATCAAAAAAGATGGTTTGTATATCGGTTGTAAGAACGCATTCCCTGTGAAACTAGGGTTTGCACAAGCTAACCCAAACACGCTCTCTCAAACTGCAATGGAAAAGAAATGGGAGCAGATGAAAGAGTTGGGTGCCCGGTTGGTTCAAGCAGGGTCGGCAAATAAAACTGCTACTGAGGCCAACAACGACGATGCCGTGCAGCATTCAGTACTTTCTCTTTGTACTGTGAATATCAGTGCAGCTATTACTCAAGCACTTCGTTGGTGTGCAAAGTTTGCTATGCCTAATGTAGATTCAATATTGCCCGAAGAGTTGGTATTTGAAATCTCGAAAGAGTTTAGCAAGCCACAGTTTGATAATGAGCGTTCTAAGCAACTCTATGAAGCTTGTGTTGCTGGTAAGTATCCATTTAAAGTTTGGCATGAATATCAGCAAACTGGAGAGTTCCCTGATTATTCATATGAAGAGATTCAAGAAATGCTTGAAGAAGAGCAGATGAATAGCCCAATGCCAGCTTACAACATGAATGGTGTAAATAATGGATCAAATAACCCAACAGGAACTGTTTAATAATCTGGTTCAGCATCAAGCCTATCTTTACAGACTTTCATCTAGCGAAATTAATGCGCTCTTAAACCAGTTTGATTCTTTATCAAATGAAATGTCAAGCCAGTTAAGAGATCTGTTAGATGAATTGTCAGAAGCTGAAAAGTCAGCATTAATGGCAGGGCAATACACAACGCCAGCTCTTAAAGATATCCGGGCGACAATGCAAACATGGCAGGCTTCACTTCTTACTTCAATTCCAGAGGCGTTCACAGTTTCAGCGGCTGCTTTAGCTGTGAATGAGGCAATGTATCAAGCTCGAATTCTTGGGGAGAAAATCAAGGAACCGAGTGCTAAGACCTTGTACAGCAAGATCAAAAAGCAGCCTATGTCTGGCGGGGTGTTGCTAGACTATCTCTTCAATAAGATTGCTGATGATGCCAAAACAAGGGTTGAGCAAGTTATCCGTGATGGGCTCTCTCAAAGTCAAACGAACCAACAAATCATTCAGCGAATTAAAGGCAAGAAGGCTCTCAATTATCAAGACGGAATATTGGAGCAATCTAGATCTAGTATCTCTACTATGGTTAGAACTGCGAGAAGCCATGTTTCTAATCAGGCAATGCTTGATACTTACAAGGTATTGGACGTTTCTTATGTAAAGTTTGTGGCTACTCTGGATAGTCGAACAAGCAAGCAATGTGCTAGTTTAGATGGTGCTGTTTATAAAGCAGATGAACCACATCCAACACCACCTCTTCATCCAAATTGTAGAAGCATTATTCTTCCAGTTACGAATAAAGAAGGTACAACCATAGGCAAACGACCCTTCAATTCTAAAGTGGGAGATGCAGGTGAAATTAACACTGTTGATTCCAATACATCTTTTAAAAATTGGTTTGAAGGGCAATCTGTAGCCTTTCAACAACAGTGGCTTGGTCCATCACGATACAAGCTATTCAAAGAGGGTAAATATTCTCTGGATAAGTTTGTAGACCCTTTAACTGGTCAGCCATTCACACTTGCTGAACTCAAAAAGCTTGATGAAGAAATGTTTAAGAGGTTGGGATTATGAAGCAAATAACCATGAGTGAGGCTCAATACATCCTCAGTACGAATCTTATTTTGTTGCCATTCGTGCAGAAGATGATACCAAGATACATGGCGATTTTTGGTTATAGCTTCGAAAAGCCAAAGTCTATTATTTCACGAGGTTATGCATGAGAAAAATACGATTAGAAGGTGGTTATGTGAAGCTTCCTTACCCAATCACTATGGGGCTGGATAGTTGTGATTGTATTTATTCAAATATGACACCTGAAATAGCAAAAGCTTTAGGCTTTAACCGAACTTCGGAATTAGAAAAAATGAATACTCCAAAACAAATTAATGTTGTGATTAGTACGAAAGTATCAGATGACAGAAGCGTCAAGCAGAAAGTAGATGAAGCTCTAGCAAGTCTATATAGCATCACCTATGACGAACTGACTGATGATATCTGGCAAGCAATCAAGTTGCTTCAAAAAGCCAAGTAAGGAGAAACAGCATGCCAGACATTATGGGCGCAGTTTACTTGTGGCTAACCATCATCGTTGTTGCAGTATTCGCAATTGGATTTGTATGTGGAGCCTACTTCCTATGATCTCATCCGAACAGTAACTTATTAATGGCCTAATCCTCTGGTCTTGGACCATTCCAAGAAAATAACTGATTCAAACCTTAGCACCTTCGGGTGCTTTTTTATTGTCTGCTGAAAGCGGATGCCTACAGCGAACGAGTGGAAACTCATTAATTTAGAAAAGGTTGGATAACCAATGAAACTTAAAACGACAGAAGTAAACGGTAAGAAATATGCGGAACTAGATGCAGGCGGATTGCCAATCTATGTACACGATGATGGTAAAGAAGTCGGTTTTGATGCTGCTCAAGCAGTTGGCAAAATTAGCTCTTTAAATGCGGAAGCTAAAACACATCGTGAAGCAAAAGAGGCTGCCGAGAAATCCTTAAAAGTTTTCGAAGGGCTAGATCCTGAGAAGGCAAAAACCGCATTAGAAACTATGGCTAATCTTGATGCTAAAAAGCTTGTGGATGCAGGTGATATCGAGAAGGTTAAAGCAGAGCTTACTGATGCACTGAAAAAATCATATGAGCCACAGATTCAGCAACTTACCCAAGAACGTGATTCAGTTCAGGCTCAACTACATAAAGAGCTGATCGGTGGTGGTTTTGCTCGTTCGAAGTTCATTCAAGAAAAAATTGCAGTACCTGCTGACATGATTCAAGCAACCTTTGGCAATAACTTCAAAATTGAAGATGGAAAGGTTGTGGCTTATGGCATTGATGGCCAAAAGATCTATTCACGAACCAAGCATGGTGAAGTTGCCGACTTTGATGAGGCTTTAGAAACACTAGTTGGAGGATACCAACATAAAGACTCAATCCTTAAAGGCAATCAAAGCACTGGTGGTGGATACGGTGGTCAAGGTGGCGGGGGAAATAACAACAATGTCGGCAATATGGGCGGATCAATCCAAGAACGCCAAGCCGCTATTGCAGCCAAATTTAATTTAGATAAGTAATTGGAGAAATTATGTCTTTATCTCAAATGCAGGTTTTCAATGAATACATCATGCCTGCGACAATTGAAACTCTCGCTCAAATGGTGCAAAAGTTTAACGCTGCTTCGGGTGGTGCAATCCGATTAACCACTGACGGTTTTACAGGTGATTTCCTACAAGAGTCATTCTTTGCTTCACTTGATGGAGCTCAGCGTCGTGTAGATCGATATGCTGCTAATGGCACAGCGCCTATTACAGATTTGTCTGAAATTAAGCACTCAAGCGTAAAAGTTGCTGGCGGTATTGGTCCAGTGCGCTATGAACCTTCACAAATGACGTGGTTACAGCGCCCAACTGCACAAGGTATTGAAGTTGCTTCGCGTACTTTTGCAAGCTTAATGCTTAAAGACCAGCTCAACACAGCAATTGCAGCTCTTGTGGCGGCAATCTCAAACCAAGCAGATGCAACAAATGACGTATCTGCAACTGGTGGTCTTACTTACAGCGCCATGAATGGTGCACATGCTAAGTTTGGCGATCATTCAGGAAATATCATCACTGATGTTATGAATGGTGCTGCTTACCATAAGCTGGTTGATAAGAACTTGGATAATGCTGCCAAGCTTTTCCAAGCTGGTAACGTCCGTGTTATCGATATTCTTGGGAAATTAGTGGTTGTAACTGATGCACCAGCACTTTATGCAGCAGGAACGCCAAACAAGCTCAAAGTCCTTTCTTTGACTGATGCAGCAGCTATCGTGTCAGATGGTGGTGATGTTGTATCAAACATTGAAACTACCAACGGTAAAGATCGCATTGAAACGACTTTACAGGTTGATTACTCATTCGGTATTGGTCTTAAAGGCTACACATGGGATGAAGTCAATGGTGGTAAATCTCCAAGTGATGCTGAATTAGCAACTGGCACAAACTGGGACAAGTCAGCAACTAGCATTAAACATACTGCTGGTGTGATCACCATTGCAGATGCAGCGCAGTAATTAATTGGCAGCCTTCGGGCTGCTTTATTTTTTGGAGTTGAAAATGTCAAAAGAACAGAAAGTAATTTACGAGCCTCATCCAGTTAGTCCAGAGCGAAAAGCCGAGCTTCGAGGGCAGGGTTATAAGATCATTGATGCGGTATTTAAACCTGAAGAAGAGCAAACCGAAAAACGCAATACTCGATCTTCTGCTCAACCAAAGGAATAAGTCATGACTTTTATCACCATTGCAGATGCAGAAACAATCTTAGGAGCTGACTTTGCACCGGATGGTGATAAAGCTCGTTTGGTTTTATTGGCTAATACTTGGATGAAAAATGAGATTGGGTTTGTACCTGATCCAGTCACAGAAAATCTTAAGCTTGCTGCATGTGAAATTATTAAAGGCGTTCAGGCAGGCGAGATTTACAGCGGAAAAGAACAAGAGCTTAAACGCAAAAAAGTGAAAGCCGACACGGTAGAGTCTGAAAAAGAATATCAAGATGGAAGCTTTTCATTATCAAGTTTTGAACAGATTGCTTTAGCACTTATTGGGGCTGAGAATTTGCCAAAGCATAAGTTCTTCACCATTCCTTTAGTGAGAAATTGATATGGGCTTACGTGACGAAATTCAGGCAGATATTACCGAAGCATTTAATGATGATTTAGCGGACGCCGTTCATTCTTTTACATGTGACCGGGTTGTTAGCA